TCCAAGGCAAGCACAGGTATTGGGTGCAGTGGGTGACAGACCAAAACCAAAGCGACTTGAAGGTGATTGGTTACTGTGTTCGTGATATGGACACATTCAATGGGGACACAGTCTTTCGACATGAGAGCAAGATTGTGTGCGAGAAGATTGCAGGACTACTTAACGAAGGGAGTAGGTAATGGGCTATCGAAGCGTAGTTGAAGCCGTGTTCTACACACGAGAGAAGGAGCAAGCACCCTTGCTGAAACTGTATGTGGATGAGAACTTCCCGAAGAACGAAGAGTTGCGGGAGTGTCTTACCCCTATCAAAGCAAACAATGCGTGGGGCTACCACTTTATGTGTGATGACGTGAAATGGTATGAGAGTTATACCTTTGTGCAAGAGTTCAATGAGTTTGCACATGCGTTCGTAGGGTTTGCTGAATCTAAGGAAGGGGCGGATGCCAAGCAGTTATCTTGGGCGTATGAGTTCGTGCGTCTAGGTGAAGAAGCGAATGATATAGAAGAAGAGCGTTCAGACAACGCCGACTTCATCTTGCATGTGACCCGTGATATTGAATTAAATTTTTAAGAAGGAGCATAACAATGTTAGAGGAAAGAAGAGTTCAGAAATCCAAGATTAGCTTGATGCGTAACCCCAAGTTCGCATTGCTATCGGGTATCTTGATGGTTGGTAAGACCAAGGTAGTGGACAACATCCCTACTGCGTGCACCAATGGTAGAGATGAATCGTATGGTCGCAAGTTCGTCAAAGAACTGCGTGACCAAGAGTTGAACTTTGTGGTGGCGCATGAGAACTATCACAAGATGTATCGACACTTGACTACATGGCGCAAGTTGCACGACATTGACCACAGGATAGCGAACAGTGCATGTGACTATGTAATCAACATCCAGTTGAAAGACCTAGACCCTAACGAGACAGTCATAGCCATGCCACGCTACCCACAAGGACACAAACTAGGTGGCAAACCAATGGGCTTAGTTGATGAGCGATTCCGTGGAATGAACGCCAAGGAAGTGTTCGACATACTAATCAAGGAGAAAGGTCAAGGTGGTTCTGGTGGTAGCGGTGGTGCGGGTAACCCTAGCGATGGTGACCCTGAGTTCGATGACCACGATTGGGATGGTGCGAAGGAGATGACTGCCGAAGAACAGAAAGACCTAGCCCGTGAGATTGACCAAGCGATTCGTCAAGGCATCATGGCACGCAACAAAATTGCGGGAACTGGTGGTGGTGGACTAGACCGTGAGTTGGAAGGACTGCTTGAACCCAAGGTGAATTGGCGTGAGGTATTGCGTGACTTTGTTAAGTCAACATGCAATGCAAAGGACAAGTCATCATGGCGCAAGGTCAATCGTAGATTCTTATCTACTGGTGTCTACATGCCTACGCTGATAGGTGAGAAGGTAGGTCACTTGGTTATTGCTATCGACACATCAGGTTCGATTGGTGGTGATGAGTTGACAGAGTTCTTATCCGAGGTTAAGGGTATCGCAGAAGAGGTAAACCCTGAGTGCGTGGACTTGTTGTATTGGGATAGCGAGGTAGCGGGGCATGAGACTTACTCAGGTTCTACCGCGTCTGATATTCCTAACTCTACCAAGCCCAAGGGTGGTGGTGGCACGAGCCCGTCTTGTGTATCAGCGTATCTGAAAGAGAAGAACATCCAGCCCGAGTGCGTGATTGTCTTGACCGATGGTTATGTAGGTGGTGACTGGGGTAGTGAGTGGACTGCACCTGTAATGTGGTGCATCGTGGGTGGGTATGACGGTGATGCCGACAACGGCAAAACTATTCATATCGACAGCAACTAACAATGTTAGGCAACAAAGGAGAAATCAAATGAGTATTAGTTCATCAGCGTTATTAGTGGAATTGAATATCAGCGTATGGCCTGCGTCTAAGTTAGACCGAGAGGTAACTGATAAGGTCAATACAGATGCGTCAGCAGTCAGAGGTGCGAGTCAGACCAAGAAGAATCTATTTGCGGGGACTAGCCTACGCAAAGACATATCAGACTTCGCCGCGCGTGTTCGTCTGTATCACAACAAGCATACATTGCCTTGGGCAGACAAGGGTGAGCGTATGTTACCGACCAAGTTGTTCATGGAATACAAACAGACCATGAATGGGTTCGAGCAGACATTCAACATGATGTGCACCAACTTCTTTGTTGAGTATCCGCGTCTTGTTGCAGATGCACCTAACAACCTAGGCAGTATGTATAAGGCAGAGGACTATCCCGAGATTGAAGAGGTGCGATTGAAGTTCGGGTTTAGACGAGCAGTTAAACCAATACCTGAGTCTGGTGACTTCCGCTTAGATATACCTGCGCATGACTTAGTGGAGATGAAGAACGACTACGAGAAACAATACAGCGACAGGTTAGCCGAGGCTATGCGTGAGCCGTGGGAGCGTCTGCATAAGACGCTAGTAGGAATGTCGGAGAAGTTGACTGATATTGAGGGTGATGATTCCAAGAAGCGTTACCACGACACACTTATCTCTAACCCCATAGAGTTGTGTGGACTGCTAACTAAACTGAATGTGACCAACGACCCGAAGTTAGAGGAAGCACGACGCCAACTAGAACTAACAATGTTAGGGGCAGACATAGAGAGTATCAAAGAAGATGCAGACTCACGGAGCGCATTGAAGTCTAAGGTAGATGCTATCTTAGGTAAGTTCGATTGGTAATTAAACAAAGGAAATGATATGAGTGAATCACTAGGAGTAAGTATGAATCTATTTGCATTGAGCAATGTGGAGTTGCATCCCGATGTATCTAAGAAGTTGGGTCAGGAGTCGATAGGTGACCCACCTACGGATATGTGCAGACTGGTAATGAATCTAGCGATGGCGAATCCATTGTGGCGGTTCGTCGTTACCGATACCCTGAGTGGGCACAAGCCCGTGGGGTTCAGTGTGATTGATAGTGGTGAGACTATTGGCAAGATTGGTAGACAGTATTACCGAGGTGACTTCAAACTATCGCTTACCAACGACCGCATTAGTGATAAGAGAGAACGCACAGAGTCATACCGCACAGGAGATGTGGACAAGGCGGTGCTCATGGCGAAGAAGATGTTCTTTCGTCTCAAGCCCAACGAGCGTATCGACAAGGCGTATGACAAGGCGAAGCAAGTGATGAACAACCAAGCGCACGAGAAAAGTAGAGAGCATCGCTACTCCGAGAGGGATACGCAAAACTCTGCGCAAGAATTCATCATGGGTAGTGGCTTTCACTTGTTCTTAGCGCATGTAAACGGACTACCTGAAGCAGAGAAGAAGCCCATGCTAAAGAAGATGGAGCAGACCAAGAAGTTCAAAGATGACATGTTGACTATTGAATCAATCCGTGAAAGGTTTGGTGATAACAAAGCCGCACTTGTTATCAAGGATGAGGGTAAATACTTGGTAAAGATTGGACAAGATGTGCAACTTTACGATGATAATACGCTCCCCGTAGAGATGCGAGGAAAGCTAGGTATGTTGAAGTTAGTTGAAGCCGAGCACTTTGTATCGGACATAGGGTGTCGTATCAACGACGAAATCTTTGTAGTATTAACAGAAGGGGCATAACAATGTTAGATAACAACCAAACAACAGAAATCTATTCACGAACACTCAGGCGCACGGACTCTTACTTAACAGTAGAGGGCCCGTATAGAGCAGAGAGTGATTTGCCTACCCTAGCAGGGATAGCAGTAATAGTTTGTCTCACAGCCGTGGGGTTATGGAGTTGGCTATGCTAGAAACAATTGCATGGGCGGTAATGCTGATGTGCCTTGGTGGTGCAATCGTAGTGATTGTGGGTGTAGCAATATTTATGTTGGGGAGTGATGATGAAAGACCATGAAATGATTTCTGCGATTACCCTGCGTGATTTCTTTGCTACTCATGCTATGCAAGGGATGTTGTCAGAAAACTCAGGCATCAGATATCCAACTGATGAACTTGTAGATTTTGCTTACAAGGTAGCAGACGCAATGTTAAAAGCGAGGGAAGAATGAGCACCGACCAAGAATACTGGGATGCGTGTCTGATAAAGACATGGCGCAATGATGGATGCTTTTTGGACGCATTGCAAATGTTTAAAAGCATTACGGGGCGTTTAGTGTTTGGTAGAGAAGAACCACTACTGCGCACCCCTCTAGAAGGCGTCCCCCTAAAAATACGAGTGCGTCCGTATGTTGCACAACATTTAGAGAAGATAAGCAGACGACTGTGGGACTACGCACCTGAGCATGACGTAGCCCTACTGAAGAAGTTGCAAACCTCTAAATACACAACAACCGAGCAAGCCACTAATCCTGACAAAGAGATGAACAACGAGAGAAATAGAACCTTGACCAACAGAAAGCGAATGGCTATGAATTCTTTGCAACGCTCAGTTAGAAACCAAGCGACAGATTGGGGAGTGACTAAGGGCGCAGTGAGGATAAGAAGGAGATGAAGTGCCCGACATGCGGTGCATGGACACTAGTAAAGCAAACAACAACATCGCCCACATTTGGGCATATACGAAGGAGAGAATGTGCAAACGAACACAGATTTACAACCAAAGAAGTCGCTATCCCGCAAGAGGAAATCGACGAAGAGAGACGAAACCATCTCGCTAATAATAAAAAACGACTGGAATCCATTCGAGCGAGCCGACCCAAAAGTGTTAGAAAAAATAAAGCGAAAATTTACTAAGAATGATTTTAAGGATGCACTGCTATGACAACAGGAATTGAAGAGTTAAAACCAATAACAAAACGCAAGGGTAGGGGTCTTGGTAAGAAGCCCGCACTCTATTGCACGAGCTTGCGTCTACCAAAGGATGTGATGGATTACTTCAACACAAACTATGCGTATACAAAGCAAGCCAAGATGAGAGAAGTTCTTACTGAATTCGTTAAACAACAAACCAACAGGAGTTAACACATGGCTACAGCCACAAAACCAAACAAGTCACAACAAATCCGTGCCTACATTGCTAAGCACCCGACTGCGAAAGCACGAGAGGTAGCAGACGCACTGAAGCTGATACCGCAGTATGTGCATCAGGTAGTCCACAAAATGAAGGGTGATGCCAAGATACCTACCGCAGTAGATACAGTCACGCAGATAACACCCGAGCGCATGAAAGAGTTAGTGCATCAACACACGAAACCTAAAAAGCGTATGCAGAGTGCTACACCTAGAGACATTGTTTCTACGCATCACACCGACATGGTCAACCATCCTCCGCATTACAAAGCAGGTGGAATAGAGACTATCGACTTCATTGAGGCGAAAGAATTAGGCTATCACCTTGGCAATGTTGTGAAATACATAACACGCGCTGACCACAAGGGCAACAAGTTGGAAGACTTGAAGAAGGCACAGTGGTATCTCAGCCGAGCCATTGAGAAACTGAACTAATCTAAGGGGGTATCGTAAATTGGAGGATGACCTAGCCGATAGATGTGACGGTGTCTTTCTCAAGCAGAGTCCCCCTTGAGATTTCACTCTGCTTGAACCTTTAGCGTGACGGGGGGCACGTAATCTATCAACCCCCCAACCCCCCTAACATTGTTAGGGTATATCCTAGCTACCTATCGGTGGCTTTTTTATTGTCCGTAGTTGACAAAGTCAAATCACTGTGTTAGACTGACCGCTTGAAAACAAATTCGAGGGTTAGATGGCACAAACTCCTGAGGCCAAGGTCAAGGCCAAAATCAAAGCAATCCTTAAAGCACACGGGGCTTACTACGCTATGCCGATTGGCACAGGGTTAGGCAATAGCGGTGTGCCCGACTTCCTTGTGTGTCACAACGGATATTTCTTAGGCGTTGAAGCCAAGGCGGGTAGGGGTGTTCCTACTGCGCTACAAGAAAAGAACCTACGAGAAATCGACAAAGCTGGCGGTTGGACGCTTGTGATTAACGAAGAATCCTTAGAGAACAAGATTCTGGAAGCGATATTAGCAAACATGGGGGAAGAGTCCGAATACGACCCACAACAAATACAACCCCCAATAGGCAAGGACGGCAGATACAAATGAACATCCTCACAATCGACTTTG